ATCTTCTCAAGGGTGCGCCCGCCGAAGTAAAACGACATCACCAACATGCCCCACTGCCCCAGCAGTTCCACGAAAGAGTCAGCAATATCCAGAGCAGAAGCGTCGAGGACGGCGAGTGCCATGTAGGCTACCAAGATGTAGACTAGGGTTAAGGGTCTGATGTTCTTTGACAGCCAGCTATCGCTTGCCATGTCGGCTTGCTGGCGCTGGGTCAGGTTATTCTGCTCGGTCTTATATAAGTCTGTGTCATTTGCCATCTTGGCAAGCTCACCATCCTGCGCCATCTTGGCAAGTTCCAGTTGCGCACGGGCTTTCTGTTCCGGGTCTGGGATTAGCTTATCAATCAGTTTGCCGCCGATACCCAGCAGCGCGTCAAGTCCTAGCATGTCAACCTCCTTGTTGGAACATCCACCACATCGCCCAAAAGAAAACAAAGACGATGCCCACAATCACAATGCCCGCACCCACCATCTCAACATTATCAATCAGGTGTTGTCTAGCGCGGCGTTTCTTCATTGCCACCGCCTTCTCGTGCAACCGTTTCTCAGTTTCTGCCCGGCGCTTGGCTTCTGCCTTGGCTTCACGGTCAGAGCGCACCTTATCCATCCGCTGCCAGAACTCGTCCCACATCCCAGCTTCTTGGAAGTGATAGATAAAGATGTGCTTGATGTCGGCGTAGTACTGTTTAATCTGCCGGTCTATTGCCATCAACTCCATCACATACTCGGCGTCTGACATATGGTCAGCCACCGTCTCGCCTTTTTCTATTGCTTCTTCCTGCGCTACCTTGGCTTCTTCCAGTTGGCTGCGCTTGGTTTCATACTTGCCAGCGGCGGAGAAGAACTTAGTCACCCCCGACATGGAGTCGGCCAGCGTTTTACCTGACTCAACTGCGCCGTTAATCTCGTCAAACGCTTCACGGGCTAAGGTAGCGGCCTCTTTAATACCTGTGACAACCGCCTTAACCCCCGCAACCGCCAGACCAATTGTCAAAGGATCAATCATACCGTATCAATATCAGTCCAGCTTGTTCCTGTGTTGGTGTTAATTACCGTCCAGCCCGTGCCCTGCGCGTTCTGTATTACTTGCCATCCCGGTAACTGATTGTCGTTGATTAGTTCCCACAAAAGCCGTACCAACGACTCATCCAGAATAGTCGCACCTTCATTAATTTGCAAAGTAGTTATGATGTTGCCAACCGCTAACGCTTCGGCTATTGCGGCCTCGTCAATAGTTGCAACCCCGTCCAGTTGGGTGGTCAGCGCATCTGCTGCTGTGGCTGTTTCGTCAATACCACCAAATGCGTCAAGCTGTGTATCGGTCGTATCTGCGCCTGTCGCGGTCTCGTCTACTGCGCCAACTCTTGTGAGCGTAGCGGCTTCGGTATCTGCACCTGTGGCTGTTTCTGCGACGGCTGAAGTAGTTTCTATATTACCTTGCGCGGCGTCTGTGCCCGTCGCTGTTTCTGACACCGCACCTACTCGGGTTAATGCTGTAGCTGTTATATCTGCACCTGTGGCTGTTTCTGAGACTGCCGAAGTAGTTTCTATGTTGCCTTGGAAAGCATCGGCGCCTGTGGCTGTTTCGGCTACAAACAGTTGTAGTGACGCAGTATTGGTGAGTTCGTCTGCGCCTGTGGCTGTTTCAGAAATGGCTCCTACTGCATTTAATTGACTTGCTGTTGTATCAGCACCCGTGGCTGTTTCTGAGACTGAGCCAACCCGAATTAAGAGTAACGTAATAGCATCCGCGCCAGTGGCTGTTTCACTGACGCTCACAGCATATGTAACTCCACCAAAATCCCAGCCAAGGTTATTACCTGAGTTGACGTTGCCATTTGATGTAAATGATTGCCAAGTAGCGCCGCCCGTTGCATTACTGTCTTGAATATCAAGGAACGAAACCGATACCGTGCCAGAAGACTTGGAGAGCGTGAACCGTGTGCCTCCAGTAGAGCTACGGATTGAAACTAAGTTACCAGCAGAACCGGACAAGGTGAAGTTATTTACCGTTGTCGTTGTACTTGCAGGGAACGTTATCTGATTAGCAGTTGGTACTGTTTCTGTAATATCGTTAAACGTATTTGCGCCAGTAATTGTCAGCGTTCCAGCACCGCCTTGGTTCAATGTGCAGTTGTAAGTAGAACCACCGCCCACAAACGTCTTGGCGGTAACAGCAGTCATTGAGATCGTGCCTGTGCCAGTACCTGCTGTAGTGGTGAACCCTGTTGGGTTGGCATTATTCCAAGCGGTTGCACTTGCGGCTGAACAAACTAAAGTTCCACCGTTAAACGTCAAATTCTTTGTACCAGAAGCTGTCGCGGCGGTAGAGGTAGCGGTAAACGTAAAACCTGCTAAATTTATTGTTCCATTGGTTAACCCTAATGTAACAGCTTGCCCCGCATCAACGAGTGTTGTTGTAATTCCGGCTGTGCTAATACTTAGTGTGTTAATTGCTTTGCCCGTATGGGTTAACGTGCCCGTACCTACCATTATAAAATCAGTGCTGGTATAAGTACCCCCAGAGGCTAATGTAAAACCGTGACATTGAATACCTTGTAGGCCGGGATTACAAGTTGACCCGGTAAAGTTAATTTGTCTGAACGAAGAGTTAATGGTAAACGTAGGTGTAGATGCGCCTGATGTCAAATTAAGGTTAAGTCTAGACGCGAACAGGATGGTTCCGGTTGTACCGAAAGCAAATGTCCTTGTAACAGACATTGCTGTTGATATATTTGATGTGCCAGTAAACGTGAAGTTTGTAGCATCTGCCATCGACAGAACTGTTGATCCGGCTGTGGTTGTGGTAAGAACGATTGAGCCAGTAGTTCCAAAATCTATAGAGCGTGTGTTTGTGTTGCTTGAACTAAATATGCCACCGGTTAATGTTTTGTCATTTAAATTAAGTGTTCCGGCTGTTAGCGTTATTGTTGATGCAGACGACGTTGTAAACGCATCTTGAAGTGTCCATGCACCACCAACACCATTAAACGTAACAGCACCACCAAAAGCAACACCGTTTGTTGTTATGGTCTTGCCTGTAGTAGTAGCATTAAATGTCGTTGTACCAGCGTAAGTACGGGTGAAATTTGTCGCAGGAAAAGATAAACTACCGCTAACGGTCAAGCCAATAGCAGCACCTGCTAGGGTCATTGTTCCATCAAGACCGCTGATTGTAATGTCGTTGCAAACCCGTGGTGAGTTTGCCATCGTGACAGTAAACGCAGTAGCTAATATATTTGAGTTAGCATCAAAGAAGACATTATCAGCAGCCGTAGGAACAGAAGCGCCGCCAGCACCGCCAGAGGAAGTAGACCAGTTACCTGTGTTACTGCTACTCCATGTACCTGTGCCACCAACCCAATAGCGATCTGCCATTCATTACTCCACCGGTGGTTCTTGCACTACTTCTTCTTCCGTGGGGACGTATGAAACAACGGCTATCCAGTTGTCTAACCGTTGTTGTTTCATCGCTTGGATTTCTTCGTCAGTAAGTGTGTGGTCATCCGGCAGATGCAAGGCATCGCAGAACTTGCCGTACTGAGTGTCAAAGAAAAAATCAATCTTCATGATTAGGTACCGGTCAAGCTGAAGGTGTAAGTCACATTCAGAGTGTCACCACTTATCACTGAACGAGCGCCGCCAGTAAATGCTTTGGCTGAAAACAACGTGCCTGTGCTGCCGCCTTTGGTGTTGTTGCTGGTTAGAAACGCGCCGTTGATGGTGGTTGTGCCGTTAATAGAGAACACAGCTACCGATGCAGAGTTATCAAGCACCGATGGGTTCGCAGTTGTTGCTGTACCAAATGTTGCTGTCGGACGGTTTGCTTGCGAATAAGTAGTATCTTCAGTCCAACCGGCGTGTGAAGCCATGGTATCGCCACCAACGATTGAAGTCAGAGTGCTAATCAAACCCAGATACCACACAGTCGTCTGCGCAGCGGCATCCAGCGAGGTAGAGACCATGTATTGCAGACCTGTGTTTACCACAAGGTTGGGGCCTTTTTCTTCCCACTTCAGGTTACCGTCTTTGTCGTAGCAAAGAATGTGGAATACGCCGCCAGCATGAACTTGTTCAAATCCTGCGGTGGGTCTGATTACTGCGGCATCAACACTGTCGCCCGCAATTGCTTTTACGTTGTTCATACCTAGCTCCTCAAGGAAAACGAATTAGTGCCGTCGTTGCCGTGTTTGCTGGCATCGTAACGGTATTGCTCACACTGCTAAAAGTTTTATCCGAACCAAAGTCCAATACAGCTACCGACTTGTTGCTGCGAGTCACGTTGTAGATCAACGCCCCACGGGCGGTAAAGTTGGCTCCCGGCCACGACACATTGGCAAAATCTACGTACACCGTGCCGGCGTTGGGGCCAGTCGTTTGTGTACTGATCGTTGCTCCCGTGACCGCAACCCCACCCGCTGTGTAGCCCGTACCGGTAACTTCGTTCGTTGTTGTATACACCGTAGTCAACTGCCCAATATCAGAGAACGCCGTATACAACGCCATCTTCAACGTGTCGGTCGCCAAGTTCTGCCCCGCTTGGAGCATCTCTTGTTTGAAACTGTTCGTCAGACCTTGCTGAATACTCATGGGTTGACCTTAATCTTAGCCTGACCATCACGGTACGCATCACCACGCTCAAGACCTGTACCCAGACGGTTCAACTGAGACAGAGCTTCGTCGTACTTACCTTTGTAAGTCGCCATCATGTCAACTTCGCCCTTCAAGAAGATGTAAGCTTCCAACATCGCGCCATACAGCAATACCGGCGAGTAGTTGTCGCCAAGCCATGAAGTACCCGCAGTTGTAATTGACTCAGGGTAATAGTAGTAGTGCAACTCAACGTTGTAGACAGCGTCAGGTGTTGGGCCAAGAATAAAGCTCAACTCGTCCGTAATAACACTAGTAACAACCGTAGGGCCAAATAAAGCGTAATACTGTGGCAAGCCAGTAGACGAT